TGGTAGAACCAGAAGTAGAACCAGAAGTAGAGTCAGTGGTAGAACCAGAAGTAGAGTCAGTAGTAGAACCAGAAGTAGAGTCAGTGGTAGAACCAGAAGTAGAGTCAGTGGTAGAACCAGTGGTAGAACCACTTGTTGTGTTACTACTCGTATTTTGTTTCAGTTCTAGTTTTTTTTTCAACTTGTTTTCAATACAGTTTATGGTAGTTTTTTTTGCAAATGAACTTACTAATCCGTTGTAAATAGATGGTATTTTCATTCTAGATTTTACCATAATTATAATAATACTAAATATAAAAATATTATTAATATAATTTTATTAAATTTATTATTACCACTTCGTCTTTTTGACGCTAATTTTAGGTCCTTGACCTCTTTTCTTCACATTATTTGGGTCATATTTCTCGTCTTCTTCATCTGAATGCATATCTTTAGATAAATCCCAGAACTCTTTGCTACCCAATTTGAAATCGTTGTGGTTATCTGCCTTGTACCACATCACTTGGTCGTGTAATCTATTTGATTTTGAGTTGTTATTTATTACTAAACACTCATAATTTTCAGTACATTGGTCCATGACTTGACAGAAAGACTCAAATGTGGGAAACATACCGGCGTAATTATCGTAAATTCTCCTACGATTTGCAATATATGGTTCTCTTAATATAAAAACGTAATCTATATTGGTGCGGAGAGTTGGGGGTATTCCTAATGGATACTGCATAGTAATGATCAACATTATCTTCCAATGTCTACCATTCATAAATAAAAGTCGCATCATTTTGTCACGAGTCCAAGTTCCGTCATACAAGCAATCATCTAAAATCACAAAAGCACGTGGGTCAATGGTAGACCTTTTGAAAGTTTCAATTTCTTTTTTGATTTGTTTCAGAACGGATTTTTGCCGTTTCAAAATATTTTCAATGATTGCAGTATTGTATTCATTGTGAATAAAAAGTTTAGGTACTAGTTTTCCGTAGAAACCGTTGCCTTCTTCAGTTCCAGCAACAACAACACCAATAGGGATATCTTGGTGATAGTAGAGAAGGTCACGAACAAGAAAACTTTTACCGGTGTCTCTTCTTCCGATTAAAACAACTACGGGACCTTTAGATTCATTGGGCTTGAAACTAATGGTTTTCATGTCAAATTTTTTTAACTCTAAAGTCATTTTTTTATTATAATTAAGAAAAAATGTTTAAAATAAATTACGCATTTTAATTTGTATTTTAGTAAAATCATTTCATTTGAGTTCAAATTAAAGAAAAATAGATATAGAGTATAATATATTTAATATGACAATGAATCATTTGAATGTAAGTTATGAAAAAAGAAAAAATGGTGAACTATTCAAGAGTTTTCAAGATGAAGACTTAGTAAACTTGTCCAATATTCAAAACTATGTACCTATTTATAATAAATTTTTTGCTCTAAATGAGACAAATTATAATTCAATAAATCTAAACCACGAGTGGTATATGTCTAAAGTATTAAAACAAGTAGATTACAACTTGTACAAATGTGAATTAAAACATAACAACACCGAGAAAATAAAAACAAAAAATATTTTTTTTAAAATGGCTCCACTATTAGACCCATTTAAAATGATAATAGGAAAGTATGATATTCATAATAAATCATTATACAATTTACCAAAAATAGATTCAACAAATAAGGAAATTCACGAAAAAATATTGGACCAAAATAATACCGCGTACGTTGATAGTTTATTTACATTTTTTACCTCGCAGTTGAATAAAATATATAAATTTGAACACGGTCTTGATTTTTACGGTTCTTTTCTAGCAATTAAACAAAAATTTATATTTAATATAGTGGATGATTTAGATTTCATATGTAAGTCTGATTATTTCAATAAGAATAAAAATATATTGTTCCAAGTAGAAGACTATAATTTTTTATTAAAGGATGAGCATCATAAAAAACCACCAATTAGAATAGCAGACCAAGATGTAAATCCATTAAGTTTGTCATTGAAATCAATACAAAATGAATTATTCGATGATATTTTTGAGGATGGTGGGAAAATTGAAAAATACGAAGAAAAGGAAACACAACATTTATCATTAGATAATTTGAAAGAATTTTCAATAGACTTATCAGAGTTACTGTGTCCTTTAAAAAGCGAAGATTTAAATAATGAAGACGCAAAAATAAGTACTCTTAAGTCTAACGCTTCAAGTGGTTCGTCTTGTTCTTCAAGAACATCACATACTTCAAACGACGAAATAGTAGAAGTTGTATCATCTGCGTCTTCTTCAAAGGATAATAGTAAAAAAATATACGGTGAATCCTCGGAAAATGATAGTTACTCGGATGAAAACGACTCATCAGATGAAAGTAGTGAAGATGAACAAGAAGAACGAGTAGATGTTACATTAGAAAAGTTCCCTATTCAAGTTATTTGTATGGAAAAATGTGAAAATACTTTGGATGATTTAATTTGTAATGATGAATTGAATGAAGATGAGATATTTTCAGCACTAATGCAAGTAATAATGACGTTAATCACATACCAAAAAGCATTTTCTTTTACGCATAATGATTTACATACAAATAATATAATGTATAATCAAACAGACAAAAAATATTTGTACTACTGTTATAATAAAACGTACTATAAAGTTCCAACTTATGGAAAAATTTATAAAATAATAGATTTTGGACGAGGTATTTATAAATATGGAAATAAACAATTTTGTAGTGACTGTTTTAAAAGTGGAGAAGATGCTGCAACTCAGTATAATATTGAACCATATTTTAATAGTAAAAAACCAAGATTAGAACCTAATTATAGCTTTGATTTATGTAGACTGGCTTGTTCTATTTTTGATTATATCATTGAAGATATGGATCAAATTTCAGATTTTGATCAGTGTAGTCCACTAGTCAAACTCATTGTTGAGTGGTGTTTAGACGATAATGGGATTAATATACTGTATAAAAACAACGGACAAGAAAGATATCCAGATTTTAAGTTATATAAGATGATAGCTCGTTATGTTCATAACCATACTCCACAAGCGCAGTTAGAACGAACCGATTTTGATAAGTATAGTGTAAACGCAGTTCCAAAAAATGAAAGTGTAATGAATATAGATGAAATACCATATTTTTATGAAAAATAAAAATTATGTAAGGAAATGATTATTATTTTATATGCATTATAATATAATATATGAGTTATGGATTTATAGTATTAAGACATGTTAATTCAGAGTTAACAAATGAGTATTGGAATGAGTGTATCAAATGTATTCGTAGATTTTATCCTCTACGTAAAATAGTAGTGATAGATGATAATAGTAACAAAGATTTTGTAAAAGCTGATTTTGAGTATAAAAATATACAGTATATACAGTCGGAGTTTCCTCAAAGAGGTGAACTGTTACCATACTATTATTTTCACAAACATCATTTTTTTGAAAATGCGATAATTATTCACGATAGTGTATTCATACATAGAAGAATTAATTTTGACGCTTTAAAAAATTTCAAAGTTATTCCACTATGGCATTTCAGTCATTCAAAGGATGAAAATTACAAAAGGTCATTAGAAATTGCAAGTTATTTAAAAAATAATCATGAAATAAAAAATGAACTTATACAGTTCAATAATAAGTATCATATTTTAGGATTACAAAAAAGCAATTGGGAAGGTTGTTTTGGTGTTCAAAGTTATATAAATTATAATTTTTTAAACTTTTTACAAGGAAAGTATAATCTATTTAATATGTTAAAAGTAATTAAATCTCGTTCTGACCGTTGTTGTCTTGAAAGAGTTTACGGGGTTGTTATTGGTTTAGAATGTAATGAGTTAAACAAAGTAAAGTCCCTCTTTGGAAACATTATTGATTATAAACAAAATGAATATAAATGGGGATATTCTTATAGTCAGTACAAAGAATATATAAATAAACACAGAAAATCCCCAGTACCTTATGTAAAGGTATGGACTGGACGTTAGAAACTAGGATTATCTACAAAAACTTCGGTGGTCACTTTTCCTCCTCCTTCTTCCATTACTGGTTTCAACTGGTCAATCACAAAATTACCACAAATAACACTAAAATAAACCAATAGTGAATCTCTAATTAAATACTTTAATGGTTTATTTTCTTTTTCAATGAATCTCATTTCAATAAATTTGGCAATAAAAAATACAATAGAAATAATCGCGGCAACCACAAATATATTACTCATTATAAATAATGATTTAAATTACAATAGAACAAAGTTATTTATTATTTTACGCAAAATAATAAATAAAACCCCAAAGACAAAAAGTTTGCTTTCTAAGCAAGAACTTCTATGTCATCAAGTAATAAATCTGGAATTAAATTCATTTCGGGTTCTTCTATGTTGTGAATATCTAAATTTCCCAACTGAACATCTTCATCCATAATTTTTAACCGTGAATCAGCATCGTCGTCATCTTCAGTTTCTAACTTGCGTTGTGCGCTTCTCTCAACACTAATTTGTTCTAAACGGTCTACGTCTTTGGGAGCTTCTATAGAAACTTCATTATTATTTTCATCCATTGTGTAATCAATGTCATTAAAAGATAATCTTGATGACGGTTTTTCAGTTTCAATAAAAGTAGTTTCCAATGTCTTGGGTTCAGAATGGTCGTTTGTACCATCTCTTTCTTCACTTTGCACTGTGGATTCAAGTTTATCCTTAGTAGTTCCTCCTTCTTTAATAACTAGTGTTTCTTCTTCTTTTTTGGTAGGTTGTTCTATAATTTGTTCTTTTACTTCTTCAACCACATCTTCCTCAACAGTTTGATCCATATATGCTTGTAAAATGCTTTCTACCGGAATACTGTCTCTCACGGTGTTTAAAATACATTCTTGAACAATGATTTCTAATTCCCGAAAATGTTTTTGGACTTGTAATGGAGGAATATTGATTTCAAATAAGTATACATTTTTATACACTTTTCTTGCAACATTTATGTATACTTTATGAATAAAGTCATCAATTTTTGGAATACTTACATCTATTTTTCTTTGTTTTTGTCCAACTCTAATAGCAGTTAATAATTTTAATTGGATTATATGAACACAAGTTACTAAATCTTCTAAATAGTTACATCCACTTTTTTCAACAATTCTTTTTCTCTCCGTTTCAATGATTGTCGGATTCCATTTGGGAATTCTAGTAATAAAATTTTGAAAAGTCATTAAATATTTGTCCATCTCGTTGTTGTCTTTACATAACTTCAACGCTTCGTCAAAAATAGATTTTAAACCATCCACAACGTGCGGAGTTAATATGGTTAATAAACGTGAACCCCATTCATTCTTTGATTCGTGCAAACTTGAAACATTAAAGTCATCCATATTACATAAAAGAAATATTTTCTAAATTGCATTCTAAACTCAAAAAAACAAAATTTAAAATAAACAATATTAATAATTTTTCGTTTCTAAATTCTTTGCGTATTTTATTGAAAGTAAATAGTAGTTCATATTTTTTAATTTCAGTGACATTATTTATTTCATTTTTTTCAATATATTCAATCAAGTCTAGCCCACTGTAACCTTTTTCATATAATTTTGTTGTACAACCGATTAACTTTTCGTGTGTCAAGTCGACTGTCATATTTTTTGCTATAAATTTTTTCAACCATTCGTTTTTTTGAGTTTTGCTTTCTCTCAAATTAAATGTCTTGTTCAAAATGTGTTCATACAAATTTATTTCTTTTTTGTGAATCGTCGGTTCTGGTATGTAAATTTCACAAAATCTTGATAAAATTGGTTTTAATAGTTTATATTTGTCTTCTACAATTATAAAAAAACGTGTAGTGTGATTAAACAACTCAATACAACGTCTCAACGCTGACTGAGCATCTATTGTTAATTTGTCAGCGTTTAACAAAATGACACTTTTGAAGTTATCTCCACCGTTTGAATTAATATGAGTTTTGGCAAAAAATTTCAACTCTTCTCTAATAAACTTAATACCTTTACCGTGTGCACAGTTTACATACATTACATAGTTTTTGATTCTGTCTTTGTCTTCATTATATATTAGGTTGATGAACTGATTAACAACGCTTTTTTTTCCATTACCGGATTCACCGTGAAATATAATGTTGGGGATTTTATGAGTTTTGTGAAAGAATTTCAATTTTTCCATAATAGATTCGTGAATTTTTAATGACATTAAAATATTT